CCTAAGACCGGACTGTAAATGCCGAAATGATTCATGTCTTGATAATCCAGTTTCCGGTTAGATAGGGCATCATATTATTATGAGGTTCGTCGCCTCCGGTTTCGCCTGACGGTGTTTCTAAGGGTTGGTTTGCCGGATCGTAGGCCCTATCGGTATTCAAGAAGCCGCCGCCCTGTCGTTGGTTGGGGAGTCCGTGTGTATGGCTGGGAATTTGATCGACCGTTAATTTGTGCTGTTCTTTCCCGCCATATTCGCCCAGAGCGAAATTTGTGCCGATTGGGATAACGCCGTCAGCGTAAGTTTCTCCCTGTCCTGCTCCAATAAAGGTACGTCCCCGCCCGTCGGGGACGTTAAATGTGGTTATTCCATCGCCTGCGCCGTATGTGGTTCCAATAACACTAAACAGGTCGGCATACTCAGTTCGCGAAACTTCCTGTCCCTGACATAACAGGAATCCATCGGGCGCAACGGCATTAACGAACGGGAAAACAGCGCCGGTTGGAATAAAGGCATTGTCCTGAATTGATGTTTTTTTAATAACTCCGTTGTCTGTCAACTGTATTTCGTTTCCGGCAGCGTCGCGGAACATTAACTCAGGAACGCCCTGCAAATCCTTGATATACAGGATACCTTGATCGTTGTCGCCCAGCGACGGTGTGCCGTCCATCGCCTCGCGAAAGGTGATTTGAATATGTTTGCCGCCGTCGTCGTCGTCGTAATCTTTGCCGGACGGGACGCCGCCAAAATCGGATTCGATAAAGTGGTCTTTGCCCAGCCATTCCACAACGGCGCGCGCCAGCGCGCGAATTACATCGTCGCCCAGTCGGGGGCTGTCGCTGCCCTGCGGTTTATGGGTTGAAATTGGATACACTTTAGCCATTGGATTCCTCTTTTTGCAGTTGACGTAGGTTACCGATTCGTTCGCGCGCCTGTTCCAGATCGGTTTCCAGTTGAAGCAGGGCGTCGATGTGGCGACGAATCCATTCGCTGCGACGAATAATCATCACCGGATCCAAAACGTCGCCTACAGCGGGACGCGGCGTGTTGCTCATCTGGGCCGCCTCGGTACGGGATACTTCGGCAATAAAGCCGTCGGGGGTTGACGCAATCAGTTTCATTTTATAACCTCTTATAACCTCATCGACAAAGGACGTACAACAGCAACGGTGTCGCTGTCTGTATTCAGTCGCCGAACTTCCAGCTCGTAGCGAATGCGCATCGCGTCGGCGCGTTCATAAAGTTCGTAATTTTCATAGAGTTTGGCGGCTGTGCCGTATTGAATCGCCGCGCCGAATCGATCCGGAAACAGAAGCGGGTCGCTGGTTTTCGGATGCAAACGCGGATAATACAGGGTATAGGTTGTTGGCTGGTCGATAGCAGGCGACAGATACAGGTACTGACCGTGATACACATAGCCGGTACGCGCTTGACTGAGATACTCGTGCCAACTGATCGGCGGCAGCTCGACGCCGTTGACGACCAGACCGAAAACAGACGGGCTGGCCATATCTAAAGGAACCGGAATTGTCGTATCGCCTGCATCCAGCGCGCCGGTTGTCTGATCCGCCAGAAACAGGGTACGGCGCGACAAGTCAGTTAAGACTTCATACAGCAGGTCGTCAATCGACGTTTCCTGACGGCCTGTAATCTGGTTCACGCGGGCCAGTATTGCCGCACGGGTGAGCGTATATAGGCTCAGGTCGCCGTCGTCAACAGGCGTCCCGATAGCGCCGTTTGTGCTCATACCATATCCTTTCAAAAGTCTTGCGCCGAATTCTGACATCCGGCGCAAGATTGATTAACAACACGTTTAATTGACGGCCGTATCGACGATAATACAGCCGAATTCACTGTCGGACGTTAGACTTGGCGATGCGCCCGTGGAATAACGAGCGACCTTTTTCATACCGTAAATCCAGTTGGTATGGAATCCCCAGCGGGTTCTCTGCCAGTCCAGATGACCTTCTGTCCAGACGGGCATCTTGCCGTAGGCCAGGCAGGCGGATTGCGCGCCAAGGAACAGGGAGCGAACCATCGTTACGCCGCTTGCCAGCGCTTCGGTGGTTGAATCGAAGTATTCCGCCCCTGTGGTTCCGCCTGCGCCGGTGCGCCGGTGCAGCATCTGGGTTTCGAAAATGGCGACGCCGTCCCAATAGGCCAATGCGCCGGAGAAGAACGGATTGTCCTTGCCGCGGATATAGGCGTTCTGCATCGCGGCCTTCCAGTCCGAATCGGCTCGCAGCGATTTGGTCTGGAGCGGATCGACCAGCAGGACATACACCTCGTCGCCGCCGATGCGAATCGGTCGGATAGGGGTGATATGACTGCCGTCCGAAGCCACTTCCAGCTTGGCCATCCGCTTGATCTGCTCGATGACCTTGGTGCCCATCAGGCAATTGTCGGCAGCTGTAACTTCACTCGGATTGGCGACGCGCGATACGACGCCCCCCGTGGTCTGGCCGCCGCAGAAATATCGTTTGGCGGTAGCGGAACGGGTCGGAGCGACATGCTGAACCGTCTGGATAACATTCGTACCGGACGCATCCGTCAATAATGCCGATGCGCCTAATACCTGACCGGAAAAGGCGTGAGCCTGAAGGCCGCTGAGGCTATCGATGATGCCGCGTGCGCCGATGCGGGCTTTCCACTCGGCCAAAGCATCCTTGGCCTCTGTACGCAGGTTCATCGCCGCCGACTTTTCGGTCATATTACCGGCCAGCTGGACTGAATGTCCGTGCTCGTGGATTTCCAGCGTAAAGCTGTCAAAGTTCATGCCTTCCTCGTTGCCCTCATACGTGCCGTCATCGGTTTGGCCGTTTCCGGTCAAGAGGTTGCGAATCCCGAAGGTTACTTTGTCGCCCTGAACTTTGGCTAAATCCATTTTGACTTGAATGATGGCGTCCGACTCCTTGCCCATAAAACGGGTCAACGGGTTCTTCTCGAACGCCTCTTTGAACGTTTTTGCCCCCCAGTATTGCGGGATCAGCGCCGGATTGGAAACAGCGCCGCCGGGGGTGGTGTCAACACGTGTAAAACTGGTTGCCATACGTTAATTCATCCTTTCCGCCCTACTTGAAAATCGAATTAAAGAGTTGTTCCGGCGATAAGTCGTCGGTCTCTGTATCAGTTTTCACATCGGGCAATTGTTGTGTGTTTTGCGGTTTCGGTTTAGGAACCGGCAGATCGATTCCCAGTAAAGACAGGTTGCGTTTGGCCGCCAGATACAGGGCTTTGGCCGGATCGTTGGCCTGATAAGCCGCTCGGCGGTCTGTTTCGAGCAAGACGTCTTCCTTCAGAGCCAGATTAAGGACGTCGTCATAGTCAGGGGTCTTGGCCCGAAACGCCTGTTCCGCTTCGAGCAGACGGGTTTTGGTCTGCTCACGTTCGCGGATACGGGCGATCTCGGCTTCTTTTTTGGCCATTTCCTGACGTATCAGGTCGGCTGCCAGCTTACGGGTTTGGGCGACAGTGAGAAAATCGTCGTCGTCCAGATCAGCGGCAGGCTGTTTGTCGTCTTCGGTTGTCTGGCCGGAACGCAGGCGTTCGACTTCCTGTTCCAGTTCACGCCGTCGCTGGCGTTCACGCCGGATGGCAAATTGTGGATCAGGAATAAAGCGCTTATCTTGCTGTGCCGCGCCTGCGTCGTCCGATTCGTCATCGTCCGATTCATTGTCATCGGCATCGCTTAACAGATAAGACCGAGGCGTTTCTTCAGTGTTCGTCTTGTTCTCCTCGACCGGTTCGTCCGTGTCGCGGCCGGTTGCATCAGCCGCGGTCTGTTCCGTACCGGTCGATTCGCTGTCGACGTCCTGAGGATTGTCCTCGGCTGCATCCACGTCGCCTGTCGGATCAACGCTCTTGTCCAAATTGTCTTCAAAGAGTTCGTCTGCTTTCATGGTTCTGTATCCTTTCTTTTTTTGTGGCGTACACTCTCGCCCAGAGTTCGGCGTATGCTCCCGCCGATGGAGTTCGGCATACACTCTTGCCGTCAGAGAGCGGGCGCAAAAAAAAGCGGGCGTGTAGATGGTGTAGGCACCTACACTGCCCGCTTGATTTTGCCTTGCGTCTCGTTCCGGTTGGCCGACCGGTCAGAGAACCCGTTATTTAATTTTTATTTTTCTTTCTCCGGATGCTTCGCCGCCAGATACTGTTCGCACATATCCAGAATATCCAATGTGTGGAAATGACGGCAAACAACCTGCGGATCGATCCATATATCGAATCCGGCGCGGCGAATCTGGTCGCAAAAATAGAAATCTTCACCTTGTTTGTATTCGGTAATATCTTCATTCCATGTCGTCTTTTGGTACGGTTTTTGGAGTTTTTCCAGGACATGCCGCTTGACCAGCAGGGTCGTTCCGCCCACCGCCAGACACGTGAACAGGCTGGCTGGTATTTCTTCCAGCTCCAGATGGCGAATCTGGTTATCGTTAAACAGACATTTGACGTTCCAGCTGAACCGCTTGGTGTTTTTCCAGTAAATCGGCGTAATTCCCGCGATGACGTCTTTGTTATGGGACAACAGGCGTTCAATTGCATAAGGGTTCACCGGCACGGTATCGGCGTCCATAAATAAGATGTGCGTGAACCGTTTGTATTCCGGCGCAGTCAGGAACCGATCAATGAGCAGATTGCGAACGGTTTCAGCAACGCGGCCGTGCTTGGATTCACGGACGGCGATACGCCGAAACGCCGCAGCCTCGCAGAATCCGCTCAGCAGATCATTGATTTCGCGCGTCTTAACCGGAACCGGAACGGCAATCAATACGCAGGGCGAACCAGTCTGCGTTGCAGATCGTCGCTTAACGGTTTTTTTTGTACGTTTTGCCATTTTTCTAAATATTGCTGTCTATCCTGTACGTAAGGATACTTGATTTCATACAACCGCCTCCTGTTCCGACGTTGAAGCCGGCTGCATATTGGGAGCGGCAGCCGCCTGTGCGCTTCGAAGGCGATCAATAATTTCATCTTTGTTCGGCAAATCAGTGGCCTCAATAAATAAATCCGGCGGGATAATGCCGTATTTGCTCTGTATTGCTTCCAGTTCGGCAAATGCGGCCAAACGGGCAGTCGGAGACATTGAAGACGATGTAACTGTCAGGCTGTAATTGGACAGGTAAGCATCTTTCAGTTCCTGCATCAGAAGTTGAATCGCCAGTTCCCGAACGACTTCGTCCATTGTTTCGCGAAGTTGCGGATACTGCTGAGCGTATATCCGTGCGCCGCGAAGACCGGCTTCAATCTGTTGCATAGCCGCCGGTAAATCGTCGGGGCGAATTGTGCTAATAACATCCTGCGAAGGCGGCTGTACCGGCTGCGGTACAGGCAATCCGCCGCCAATTTGCGACATCAGGATTTGTTCGGCTTCCTGAAGGTGCTTTTTGCTTAATAGCCCCGATTGACCAACGACAGCGCGAATCTCTTCATCGGTATAAACAGATAAATGCTGGATACAGCGAAGCATAAATTGCCCCAGTTTCTCCAGTGTGTAATAAAAATTGGAAAAAATAGTTTCGACCGATATCTGGCCTTGCTGTTGTTTTAAGAGCAAAGCGCGTCCGCTTTCGGCGCGGGCGGTTTCATAACCGTGCGTGGCGTCGTTCAGACCGGAAACCTCTTTGACATCGTTACTGGATTGTTCGCCCAGAATAAAATGATCGCTAAGCCGGTTTGGTTCAATTTTATTGGCATAACCGCCATACTTGGATTCATCAATAATCAGGCCGGGCGTCGCTCCATAGTTCTGTAATTGATTGACAGCCTGCTTATCTGAACCGTCGGCAATTTTCCAGCCGGCATTGACCGTCTGGTTTATATAGCGGGTGGCCTGTGTCCGATTGACATTCTCTTCTTTGTTCAACGAACGAATAGAATCCAGAACGCCAAAAACATATCCATTGTCAAAATGCGGCGCAAACCGAAAAACCGGAAATATAGTAATTCGGCTGCTAAAGGGGTTGACCGTATCTTCCGCCAGAATGTCGCCAACCATAATACTTTTGTGCAGCTTGTGGGTAACTACGTCGCGTATCGACACGGACGGGTCTTGTTTTGCCAGTTTACGGGCACGACGGATGTCTTCGGGATCCTGTAATATTTCCGTCATATACTGCGAACGACTGGAAACCTGAACGCCCTTGACCGGTTCTTTCCAGTAAACAGTTCGCACTTTGTATCGATAGCGTCCGGTTTCTTCGTCGTATTCGGTATGGTCTTCACAGATTGTATCGATAATGCCGGACACATAGTCATTGTATGACAATGGTCTGTTTAGTGCATCGGCGATATCGGGATACAGCATATGTATCTCTTCTTTGTCTTTCCATTTCCGAAGAATGATATATTTGCAATCTTTGTCCAGATCATAGTATTTCGAGTCGGGGTCAATAGATACGTCCAGCGATTCATAGACATCCAGTGCAAATTGGCCGCCGTCGTTTCTGTCCTGATCAATCGTTAATTCGATATAGGATTCGTTTTCGATAACGCCCAACTTGAATAAATCAGTGTACAGTCGTTTTGCGTCGGCGACGTCCTGTGCGTGTTTCAGTATTTCAGACAATATCCGCGCGGCTGTTTCTGATCCGCGTCGATTGGGACGTACTGAAATTTCCTGTTGCGACTGGATATACATACCGGTGATCAGCCGAACAGTCGGCAGACAACGGTTAATGGT